TAGACCGCTTGAAAAATCTGAAAACAACGATGCAAAAGGAACTCCGCGCCAACACCAACGGCTGAACCGCCGCAAATTACAGCGAATTTTCCGAGGTTTGCCCCGAATGGGGCTGTACCTCGTTCATATAAATGTACACAATCCACTGCCGTTCCCGGCACTTATATTTGTGCGGTTTTTAGGCACAATTCCCTTGCAATTACTGCCGACCTGAGTGATTAATGTGTTGTGCAAGGGCGCGAAAGCATATTTCACAGAATATGAGTGGAAGGGGATGACGATAAAATGTGGAAATACAAATGCCCGATTTGCAATGAGCAAATAATCGAGCAATATGATTTGAAAACTGTTGAAACACATATCGGAGCTACTCACGATTGCCCGAATTGCAATGGTTTGTTGATGATAACAGATGACTTATCATGCTCGGATTTTGGAGCAGAGCTTGTTAAACGCTACGCTGACATGGGCGTCACTGTATCAAATGAACAGGCTACAGGCACATTTATTGAATTTTAATTCAGAAGCATCAAGACGAAAGGGAATCCTCACGCCGAGGGTTCTTTTTCTTGTTGTCGCTTTTACAGAAAGGGGTTGGGGCTTTGCGTAAGTTAAAAAAATACACGCCCACAAAATATATGGCGGCAGATTCGTATTACGACAAGGACGCGGCGGATAATGCTGTGGCATTTATAAACTGCCTGAATCACACCAAAGGTGAATGGTTTGGTACGCCGTTTGAACTCATCGACTGGCAGGAACAAATCATTCGCGATATTTTCGGTATCATGAAACCCAATGGCTACCGCCAGTTTAACACGGCGTATATCGAAATCCCGAAGAAACAAGGCAAGAGTGAACTTGCCGCGGCAGTTGCATTATTGCTTGCCTGCGGAGATTTTGAGCATGGGGGCGAAATATATGGGTGCGCCAGTGACCGCCAACAAGCAAGCATTGTTTTCGATGTTGCCTGCGGCATGGTGGAACAATGCTCCGCACTCAAAAGCCGAATTAAGCCGATTTTATCGCAAAAACGGCTCGTCTATAAGCCGTTGAATTCCTTTTATCAAGTTCTAAGCGCGGAAGCATTCAGCAAACACGGCTTAAATGTACACGGCGTTGTTTTCGATGAGCTGCACGCCCAACCCAACCGCCAACTTTACGATGTTATGTTGCATGGCTCCGGCGATGCCCGCAAACAGCCGCTTTTCTTCCTTATCAGCACAGCGGGAACAGACCGTCACAGCATATGTTGGGAAGTTCACCAAAAAGCCGAGGATATTATTCAAGGTCGCAAGGTTGACCCCAATTTCTATCCCGTAATTTACGGCGCGCCCGACGATGCCGACTGGACAGACGAAAAAGTGTGGGCGGCATCAAATCCGTCATTGGGCATAACGGTGGATATAGAAAAACTGCGCTCCGCTTGCGAAAGCGCGAAATCCAATCCTGCCGAAGAAAATTTATTCCGCCAACTGCGGCTTAATCAGTGGGTAAAGCAGAGTCTTCGGTGGATGCCGATGGAAAAATGGGATGCGTGTGTATTTCCCGTTGATGCGGAAAGTTTGCGCGGTCGTGTTTGTTATGGCGGACTGGATTTATCATCCACCACTGACATAACCGCGTTTGTTCTTGTGTTTCCCCCGGAAGACGAAAACGATTTATTTCAAATCATGCCGTTTTTCTGGATGCCGGAGGACAATATTTCCCTGCGCGTTAAACGCGACCGTGTGCAGTACGATGTTTGGGAAAAACAAGGTTTCATGTACACCACCGAAGGAAATGTCGTGCATTACGGCTTCATCGAAAATTTTATTGATGAGCTTAATGCAAAATATAACATTAGGGAAATCGCCTTCGACCGTTGGGGCGCGGTACAAATGGTACAAAACCTTGAAGGTTTGGGCTTAACGGTCGTACCTTTCGGGCAGGGATTTAAGGATATGTCGCCGCCGACAAAGGAGCTTATGAAGCTGACCCTTGAGCAAAAGCTCGCACATGGCGGGCATCCTGTTTTGCGTTGGATGATGGATAATATTTTCGTGCGAACAGACCCTGCCGGAAATATTAAACCCGACAAAGAAAAATCAACAGAGCGAATTGACGGTGTTGTTGCAACTCTGATGGCACTCGACCGCGCAATCCGCAATTTAGGCAGCGGCGGCGGCAATGTGTATGCCGAAGAAGGTCGCGGTTTGCTTATATTATAGAAAGGATGAATGCCTATGTCATTTTTCAGTCGCTTTTTCAAATCCCGCGACAGACCGCAGAATCGTTTTGGTGGCTCACTGTCATTTTTATTCGGTGGCACAAACGCGGGAAAAGTTGTAAACGAATATACCGCAATGCAAACAACCGCCGTGTACGCCTGTGTCAGACTTTTGGCGGAATCACTCGCGGGCTTGCCGCTGCATATTTACGAATATGAAAATGACGGCAAACAAAAACGTGTAACCGACCACCCATTACCATACCTGCTCCAAAACGAGCCTAACCCTGAAATGTCTGGCTTTATTTGGCGTGAAACGCTCATGGGACATTTATTGATTTTCGGGAACGCATTTTCGCAAATTGTGCGAAACGGACGCGGACGAATATTGGGGCTGTACCCGCTGTTGCCAAATAAAATGAAAGTCGGACGTGCGCCAAACGGTGAAATTATTTACACCTATCAGCGTGATTCCGAGGAAAGCCGCTTAAACACGAAGCAAGAAAACATAGTGTTGCGGCAGCATGAGGTTTTGCATATACCGGGGCTTAGTTTCGACGGGCTGATTGGCTATTCGCCCATTGCTGTGGCGAAAAACGCAATCGGTATGGCACTCGCAACGGAGGAGTACGGTGCGGCGTTCTTCGCCAATGGCGCAACCCCGAGCGGAATTTTAGAACATCCGGGCGTTGTCAAAGACCCAAAAGCTGTGCGAGAAAGTTGGAATGCCGCGTATGGCGGCAATGGAAATTCGCATCGTGTCGCTGTGCTTGAGGATGGCATGAAGTTCAATCAAATCAGCATTCCGCCTGAACAAGCGCAATTTCTACAGACGCGGCGTTTTCAAATTAACGAAATCGCAAGGCTGTTTCACGTTCCGCCGCACATGATTGGAGATTTGGAAAAATCTTCTTTTAATAACATCGAATGTCAGTCCATGGAATTTGTAAAGTACAGCCTTAACCCATGGGTAATTCGGTGGGAACAAGCCATGCAGCAATCACTTTTATTGCCGTCAGAAAAACAAAAATATTTCATCAAATTTAATGTTGATGGTCTGCTTCGCGGCGATTACGGCCGCAGAATGGCAGGGTACGCAACTGCGCGGCAAAACGGCTGGATGAGTGCAAACGAAATCCGCGCACTTGAAGGGTTTAATCAAATCCCTGCGGAGCTTGGCGGTGACTTGTTCCTTGTAAACGGCAATATGTGTAAACTTGCCAACGCAGGCGCATTTGCGGAAAAATCCACCGCTGAAACAACGGAAACGCCGATGTCCGATTATATGTAAAAGGCGACTTACGCCGCCGTGGTTTACTTGTTTTTCTTTTTCCCCTGTATTTCGGGAACAGGAGCTACATCATTTTTTTGGATGTGGTTCTTTTTATTGCTTTCTGTCCCATGCGGCTCTTTTGGGTCCGGGCGGCGCATTCCTTTTTTCGCCATGCTGTTCTCTCCTTCAAATAGCAGGAGGCGACTAAGCGCCGCCTCCATACAAGGTATATACGATGCACTAAATGTGCATTTTTTACGAGTGTTAAATATATGCCTTGCCAACAGTAGTATGTGCAGTGCCGCAAAATTTATCAGAGTTATTTATTTCAAAATTTAGGGAGGTTTGCCAATGCGCAAATTTTGGAATTGGGTACGCAATGAAGACGGTGAGCGTACCTTGCAACTTGAGGGCGTAATCGCGGAAGAATCGTGGTTCGGAGACGAAGCGACACCCAAAATGTTCAAAAATGATTTGTATTCCGGTAAAGGAAATATAACTGTCTGGATTAACTCGCCGGGCGGTTGTGCGTTCGCAGCGGCGCAAATTTACAATATGCTCAAGGAATACACGGGAAAAGTTACGGTCAAGATTGACAGCTTGGCGGCCAGTGCCGCATCCGTCATTGCGATGGCAGGTGATGAAATCTGTATGTCGCCCGTGGGAATGCTCATGATTCATAATCCGGTCACGCTTTCTTGGGGCGATTCGGAAGAAATGCGCCGCGCCCAAGATATGCTTAATGAAGTAAAACAAAGCATCATTAACGCATACGAAGCAAAAACAGGACTGTCCCGCGTAAAACTCGCCCACATGATGGATGACGAAACGTGGATGAACGCAAAAAAAGCCTTGGAATTGGGCTTTATCAATAAAATCTTGTTTGCGCAAGATGAAACGGAAACCGAAACGCAGAGTTTCATTTTCGGGCGAATGTCTGTAACCAACTGCCTGTTAAACAAATTTCAAATTGCAAAGCCCGTACCACCGAAACAACCAACA